CCAATTACCTCCTTCGGTGGTACTGTTTCTTACTATTATTATACGCTATTTCTCGTCAAAAATCAACCATTTGTTGTGACAGAGCCTTTTATTTTATTGACAAACAATACATCAACAGAGTTAAATTAATTATTTTATTCGTTCTTCATAGCAAGTTGTATAAATAACTTCGTTAATGAAAATCATAAACGGAGTTAGCAGATATGAGTAATGAAATATGGAAGCCGATTCCCGGCTTAGAACAATATTATCAAGTGTCAAATCTCGGCAGAGTGAAATCTCTTGCACGAGAAACAGTAGCCAAATGGAAAAGCATTCCAGAATATAAATTCTTCTTCAAAGAACGAATCCTTAAACCGTCAAAAGATAAATGTCGGATATCTTCATGTAAGAATCGGCAAACCTGCACACAAAGCAAGTTTATGGAAAGTACATCAACTTGTATGGTTAGCTTTCCATCCTGAATATGATCGAAAAAAATGCGGACGCAAATACATCATTCATCATAAGGATCATAACAAACAAAACAACTGTTTAGATAATCTTGAGTTAATTTCTTCAGCAGAACATAGACAAGAACATATAAAAGATTATTGGAAAAATAATCCTAATGGAACAAAAAGACTTGTCTACAGAAATAAGCCAACACAATATGCACTTTCTCTCATGAATAAAGGAGATAAACAACAATGACATTTATTCATATACTCACACTCACATTCATTTCCATGCTTGCTGCGAATACACTTGTTCAATGGGCATATAAATTATCATTATACAAACACAATCAACAGGAATCACAGAAATGATGAATCGACTACATACAGGTCTGCCCAAGATTTTTCAAACGTTCATTTGGTCTATCCAAAACATTTCGGTCCCCAATATCCGTCTGCCCAAGACATTTTGCTCCCCAGTCAAGGTCTTCGCGGATCAACTAGTTACTTTCTTACTGCCGAGGATTCGTGGTGAAGGCGGCGCACACCTCGTTTTTGTGATTTTTGCACATTTTCAGTTGAGGAGAATACCACTATGAGCGAAAAAGGAATTTGGTTACCTCAATCGGAGGCGGCATTATCACTTGGAGTTGGGATCAGCAAATTCATATCCCGGCTTTAAGCCACACCTTAAAGTGCAAGGAGAAAACAGAAAGAGAACTTACTTCATTCCATTAAGCATGATGCGACCAGAATATCAGAAGCAATATGAAGACAAGATAGTTGAAGTTGCTGATGATCCTAACGTGAATGAAGTACTTACTGAAATTAATATTGCTGGAGATTTCGATAATAGCCTGAGTACTCTGGATATTCAGGAAGCAAGAAGACAGAAAATCATCAAAGAGACTGAATATCTGTCACAGAAGATAACTGCAAAAAAAGAGCAATTATTTAATGAATGGTCAGAACGTTTCTTTACGGTGTTTTCAAAGAATTTTTCTAAGTTCAAAAACAATCTGATTAATCTGCATTTAACAAAAGATCAGATGAAAACACTAAATGAGAATCTTGATCTGGCATTGCAGAATATGAAGCAATCTCTTGATGAAATAGAGAATGATTATTTGAATGAGGGTGAAGATAATGAAGACGAAATTTAATCTTATTGGCGCGATTAGAGACTTCTTTGAAATCACCCCATTTGAGCACATTATCCCGTGGGCAGAGAAGAATATTGATTTCAGCAAGGATGTTTCTGCGGAAAGAAATTACCTTGACTTTGATTTATATCCGTATCAAGTAGACATCATCAAGGAGTGGGAGGATTTAGACAGTATCAAGACTGTAACAGTTGTTGCGCCGGAACAAATGCGGCAAAACGAATATGTTTGTTGTCGGGTTGTTGTGGAGAATGGTTTTTGCTCCATGTCAGCGGAATGATTGTTTACCCTTCTGATGCGTTGGCTTCAGAGACGAATTTAACCAAGATCAATCCCCTTATCAAGCGTATTCCACAGTTAAAACCAGAGTTAGATAGACCTCGTTCTTATAGAGCAGATCGTTATGCATTCAGCAATTCAACCATTTACTTTCAAGGTGCAGGCTCAAAGATTGTTTCTAAAAGCTGTAAAATAGCAATAGGTGATGAAGTTGATGTATGGCCTGTTATTGGTAAATTGGACAACGTTGCTGATCTGAAAAAAAGAACACGTTCCTATAATTCGTCCATCACGTTCCTTGTTTGCACTCCAACAGAACAGAATGGAAAGATATGGAAGCAGTTCTTGAAATCCTCCAAAGGGTATTGGCATTTGCGTTGTCAGCATTGCGGCAAACTTTCAATGCGAAGCTGTGATATTCATAATCTTCAATTCGAGACCGAATACAACGAAGAGCAAAGACAACACATTGTCAAACCTTCAACAATCCGCCTTGTCTGTCCTAAATGCGGGTTTGAACATCTTGAAACGATGAAGCATGATATGAACGTGCAAGGAGGTTACATTCACGAGATTCCTGAACTGAAGCAGGACGCACCCGGTTATCAAGTAGGCGCATTAGCTTCTCAACTTCCTGCATTAAACTGGAAAACAATTGCAACAGCTCAGCTTGAAGCAGGAAAACGTTCTGACATCGAATTTCAAACCACATTTGATAATTCATTTCGTGGATTGCCATACAAGAGAAGAGAGGTTGTAAAAGAAGATTTTGAACGATTAAAGATTCACTGTTGGAAGCCATCTGAACAGCCATCACTTGACAATATTGAAATGATTTTTCTAGTTGCAGATACGCAGGATAACCGTTCAGTTGTTGGCATATTTGGTCTAGATGTAAATGATAATCTTCATTTGATAGAAGCAAAAGAACCACAATATCTTTTCTTGAAGGATGATGACAGAGAGAAGGTGAATGCAAATTTAGAACAGCTTTCAAAGCAGAACAACGTACCATTTGTCAAGGTTGAAACTGTCGAAGATATGTTGCTAAAAGAATATCTAGTAAAGAATGGAGTAGGAATTAAGCCAACATTTGCTCTAATAGATAGACAAGGTCATAGAACAAATGAAGTGCAGTATTTTGCAAATAAACATCCGCAAATTATGATGTATCAAGGAACATCAATGAATCAACAAACATGGAGAAAATCAGAGCATATTAATAAGTTGATTATTGCATCAGCAAAGCACTATCAATCGAATTTGATTTACTATCTGTATAGTCAGAAGAAGAGAAATAATAATTATCTTTATTTCATGCCTGATATTACTGATGAGGTTATTAAGCAGATAGTATGTGTAAAACCCGACGCAACAAAAAAATTTGGAGATGCACCAGAAAACTGGGAGCCAGAGAATGGAGCTCAGCATGACTGGTTTGACGTATTGAAAATGGCGTATGTTGCTGTAGATGTTGCAGAAACATCATTCAAGAGAGATAGATGGAGATTCTGCAAAGCACCATCACTACAAAGAAGATGGGAAAAGGTATTGATTACACAGAAAAAGCATGATGAAAAGCAGATTCTTGGTGAGAAGTTTAAACAATCATGGTTCAATATGGATTAAGAAATATAAATAGTATTGGTGATGAAAGCTCCAATTATTGTACGGAGTTTATCTAGAATTATCTCTAGGTTTAAGTATCTTCCTCCTTGATATGGAAGATCAGCAATAGAGTTATAAAGGTAAAATTCAATGAAACATACACAAGGTTTTAATTTCAAATATAAGGTTACTTCAGATAGTGCTAAAATCGTTATTAGAGATACTGGTTTAAAGATAATTATCAGCACGATAAATCAACAGAATAACGAATATTATTTAATTGCTACTGCTGAAGAAACATCAACATGGCCATCAGGCAATCATCGTTATCAATTGCTAGATGATACAGGAGTTATTGAAGAAGGTGATTTTGAAGTTACAAAAAACTTTTTGCTTACTGATGAGGATACATGTATTAAATCAAAGAACGAGCTTTATTTAGAAGCAATAGAAGCTACTATAGCAGGTAAAGCAACTGCTGCACAATCATCAATGTCTGTTGGAGATAAATCTATTCAATATATGTCAGTTGATGAATTACTAAAATTGCGTGAATATTTTAAATCAAAAGTAGAGCAAGAGCAAAATAAATATTCTGCAAATAACCGAGGTAGAATTAAGTATGTATGGCAAATGAGGTAAAGCATGTTTAATATAAAAGCTATTTTTGATAAGAATAAAAAAAATGTAAAGAAAAAACGTTCATTTAAAGGAGCATCTCGTACACGTTTTACTTCATGGTTAATGTCAACATTTGCTCCAATAAATCGTGATTTAGAGAGTGATTTACAAACACTTATTGTTAGAAGTAGAGATTTAGCAAAGAATAACGAGATATTCCGTTCTCATTTAAACAATATGCAAAAATCTATTATTGGTAGTCAAGGGTTTCGTTTACAGTCATTGGTAAAGAATCCAGATGGCACACTAAATGAAGAATTTAATAAAGAAATAGAATATGCATGGTGGGATTATGGGAAAAAAATGAATGGTTATATTTCTAAGTGTGGTCAGATGGGTGATATAGATCTTGATATTTTAATATTACGCACTCTTGTTATAGATGGTGAAGTATTCATTCGTGTAGATAAAAATGCAAAAAATCCGTATGGTATTTCTTTTGAATTGCTTGATTCTCTTCAAATAGATATTACTAAAAAGCAGAATAGAACACCAAGTCAAAACGCTATTGTTATGGGTGTTGAAATAGACCAGAATAATAAGCCAGTAAACTATTATTTCAGAGAAGCAACAGTTGATAATTATCAAGTTGGTAAACTTATTAAAATTCCTGCAGATGAAATTATCCACATTTATAAACATGAATTCGTTGGACAAACTCGCGGTTTTGGTGATATAGTTGCATCAATAGATTCACTGAAACAGCTTGATGACTATGCAGTAGCTGAATTATTTGCAGCAAAAGTTTCTGCATGTCAAGGTATATTCTATGAAAGAAATGACTCCTCTCAATCAGGTGATATGCTTGATGCAAATACAGAAGAAGAAGATCAAGGAGTATTTGTAAGTGAACTTTCTCCAGGTGAGGCATCTATTGTGCCAAATGGATATACTGTAAAATCTGTTACTCCAACTCATCCTAATACTAACTTTAGTGGATTTGCAAAATCAATTATCAGAAGAATAGCTTCTTCAGTTGGAGTAAGCTATAATCGTTTAGCACATGATTACGAAGCAGTAAACTACTCTTCATTAAGAGAAGCATCTCTTGATGAGGCAAAAACATATTCTGATATTCAGCGTTTTCTTATCGATAACTGGAAAACTGTTCAATATTCACTTTGGCTAAAAAGCTATGTTATAAACAGCACAAGTAATTTGATTAAGCCATCTCATTTTAAAACTTATCTAGATTTTAGCTTTATTCCACGCAAAGATGATTTATTTGATGCAGCCAAAGATATTATTGCTGTTGAAAGAAGATTAAAGCTTGGCTTAACAAATCCAATAATGGAAATTGAAGCGCGTGGCTATGATGTTGATGATGTTCTTGATGGATGGATAAAATGGAATGAAAAGCTAAAGAATCATAATCTTTCCTTCGGAGAAGCTGAGCCACTTCCACTTGATGTTGTAAATCAGTTCAATGAAGAGAGTAATCATCCTGAATTTATAAATAATGAAGAAAACACACCTTTTGATAATAAATAATATTGATGACGAAACTTCTAATTATCTTCCTTCACGATATGGAGGACAAACAATAATAAATGAAAAAAAAAAGAGACTTTTATATGAAACATCATACAAGAAACTTGGAATTAAATGCTTCAGTTGAATCACTTGAACGTTCTGATTTAATTGAGTTTTCCGTTGCGTCATCAGAACCGTTCTTTCGTGCAAACGAAGACAATCCTAATGATGGCTATTACGAAGTTCTTGTCATTGGAGAAGAGAATATCGATTTTTCAAGAATGGTAGATGGGAAATGTCCATTCTTATTTGAACACGATACAGAAAAGCAATTAGGTGTCGTTGAGAAATCTTATCTTTCTGATGGTAAGCTCAAGATATTGGTCAGATTCAGTGAAAATGACTTCCCTCAAACGGTGCTTAAAGATATTCTTTCAGGAATAAGACGTAATGTATCTGTCGGCTACATTGTGATGGAAACAAAAGTCCAGCAAAATAGAGGTGATTTTCCAACTGTGTATATCACTAAATGGCAACCTTATGAATGTTCCAGTTGTACCGTTCCGGCAGATCATACCGTTGGGTATCAGCGAAATTTAAACAATGATTCAAATCAAGGAATTACACTAAATATGGATGATAAAGACAAACTCCAAGAACAGGATTCAGAACAACTTGACACAGAGAAACAGCTTGACGAAGTTCAAAACAACGCGACTTCAACACAAGCTGATACATCTCAAAACCAGCCCCAAACCGAAACTCCAAAACCGGAAGACAAAGAACTTGATCCTGCTGATGAAGCAGAAGATATTCTTGCTGCCGGGGAATTAGCCGGAGAAGAGGAATTGGCAAGAACCTGTATTCAGGAAAAGCGTTCTCTCAAAGAATTTAAACAACTCGTGAAACAGAAACGAAACTTAAAGGAAAAGAACTCCATGGAAACTCCTAAAAAATACTCCATTACAAAAGCAATCCGTTCCATTTGGAAAGGAACAAAAGACGCAGAATATGAGATGAATATTTCTCATAACGCACAACGCACTCTCAATGCTGAAGACGATCACGATTTATTCGTGCCGATCGGCCAGTTCAGAGCACTCAGTTCCCGGAGCCAATTCCGGTGGTGCTCTTATCAATACCACCTACTTACCAACAGAGTATGTTCCAACACTCAGACCTGAACTTACTCTCGAAAAAACAGGCTTTCATACCATTCCATCTGATGGCGCACCTGTAAGTTTTGCAGTTATGACATCTGGTGCTACTGCAGCAATGTATGGCCTTGATGGAGAACTTGCTGATAGTGAACCAACATTCAGTTTAAAGACCCTCACACCAAAGAAAGCAGGTATCTGTGTTCCAATTCCATTCTCACTCATACTTCAGGCAAAGCCAGAAGCTGATGCAATCGTTGAGGAAGATATGGTCAATGCAATCAAAGAATTACGCGATAAGATGATCCTCGTAGGATCAGGTGCAAGCAATGAACCAACTGGCATTTATGCAACTTCCGGTGTTAATACTGTTGCACCTTCCGGCATTTACAGCTGGGCTGGCGTTGTTGAAGCTGAAAAGAAAATCCGCGAAAACAACGTAACAGGCAACCTTTACTGGGTAATGAATTCAAACAACAAAGCTAAATTTGAAACTACACTCAAAGATAAAGTGGCAGGATCAAAATATCTCTGCGAAGATAACATGATCAAAGGTTATGAAGTCGTTGTGAACAACTTCCTCGCTGATGACCAAATCATTCTCGGTGACTTTACAGACGTTGCTGTTGCAGAATTCGGACCACTCAAAGTTAAAGTTGATGATATTTCATTAGCAAAGAAACAGGCAATTCAGATTATCATGGATATGGAATTTGATTGCTGCGTTCGCAGACCTCAGAGCTTCTGCATTACCAAGGCTGAATAAGCCAAATTATTCATATATAAAATTCCTAGTTAGAAGAGCGGAACAAAACATTCCGCTCTTTTTTCATGAAGTGATAAATATAATAAAATTGTGACAGTAGTTTAACAGGAAAAACTTCGTGATTCCGACCCGAAAGTTGCGAGTTCAAATCTCGTCTGTCACTATCAACAAACAGAAGGTAATAATTATGTCAGTATTTCATAGTATGATGAATGACATCTTTTCAAATCCTGATTTTACAGAGTTTTTTCAGATTGATGGCATGAATTATACTTGCATTGTCAGTCCAGTCAATGATGATATTTCATTCACAGATGCCCGGAGTTACAAGTGGCGAGAACTTCACCCTTGATATAAAACTGCCTGTATTCAGAATGCCGAAGATCAATGACAGAATAAAATTCCGTGATCGCTGGTACAAAGTAGAATCTTTGCAAATTGATTCAGCAAATGCCTCTGTTAAAATCTTCATTATAGCTCAAAGTAAAGGAATAGGCGCATAATGGCAACTGCAAAACCGTTAAAAAGTTCATTCTCTAAAAGCGTAAAATTTGACTATGATATGAGTGAATTTGAAGCGAACGCAAAGAAGGTTATTGAAGATATTCAGTCAGAGACAAAAGATATTCTAATAAGAGTGTCAACCGACTTTGCCGATGGTGCTGCCAAAGCTACGCCTCCTTCAATTGGTAAAGCATCAATTGAGAAAAAGTATTGGAGCAGACCTATTCTTGTATTAGGACTTCTTATCAGGAACAAATATCCGAATCATAAACCAACAAAAGAAGATTATGACCAGTATCGAAAGAAAATGAAATATAAAGTGCTTTATACCAAGAGCGGAATTAAGAAAGGAACAGCATTTGCCTATACGAAGACAAAGGCACAAGCAAAGAAAGCCGCAAAAATCGAGACAAGAGGTTTATCCCGTGTGATGTGGGGTAAGAATTTGACTTCGATAGGTGCGAAAGTACCAAATTCGATATTGAAAATAATGTCTAAAAGCACTAAACTGAATAACTTGAATTTTAACACAGTGAAATTGACTTCTGACAAAGATGAACAGCGGTGTCGAAATAACCAACAATGTAACAGCCATTGAAAGATATGCCAAGAAAGCAGAATTGGCTGGTTATCGCAAAGTGTCAAACTCATTGATGAGGGAAATGAAGCAAATAGCAAACAGAGAGCGTGAATTATAACAGAGAGGAAATAAAATGGCTCAAGAAAAACAAATCATCAGAAAGATTATCGATTTAATAAAACCTGCTTTCAAGGAAAAAGAAAACTTCAGCATTATGCCGTATTATGAATATGTTGATGAGCGTGAAAGTTTCATGATTGTTGTCGGCATTGATACTGTAACACAAGTGAACCCACGGTTTGGATGATTATCAATATGACTTGAACATCACAGTTGACACATTGATAGCAGATGACCGTTCAGGAGATGAATTCAACGAAATTTACAAGACAATGGAAAAGCAATTGGTTGACTACATTGTCAAGCGTAAACCACTTTCAGATGCATTTGGTGACATCCCCGTGTGTGGTTTTCTTTATGTCAATAGTTCATTCACTATAACGAATGAATCAAACAGAGCAGTATTCAATTATCAGATATTCACATCTGCTCCGATGTCGATATAAATAGTATTGAAAAAATGTGATTATAATCACAAATTCTTAGTTAAAAACTTTAATTAAAGGAAACATAATATTATGCCAGAACTTCCAGCAAGAATATTTCGGAGTCACATCCGATGTCAGTGGCTTATCACAAGGTATCATAGCAAATAGTTTAACATTCAATGATACAGTTGAGACAGCCGAAGCCCGCAATGAAAAAGGCGAAATCATTGATATTGCAGCCTACTCAAAAGGCACTACAGTTGATATTCAAGGGGTCTATACAGGAGAAGGTGTTAAAGCAGGAAAGACAATCACCATTGGTGAGAATAGTTATCTTGTTACTTCTGTTTCAAGAACAGAATCAAACACCGCATTTCAAGAAGGTTCCGTATCTGCTCGTAGAGCTGATAATGCAACACTTCATCCAATTGAAGATTCAATTGCTTAATAATCAGCAAATATGATTTACTAAAGGGGGAGTACAAAAACTCCCCATATTTTTATAAGATTAGAGGAATTTAATATATGTATTTTTCAAACCTTCCTAAGAACGTACAAAATGCAGTTTTTCAACTGACGAAAGACAAGGAATTTCAACATAGATTCGCCACAGACAAGGAATTGGATGAACTCGACAACTTGAAGAACAATCCTGCTGAAGAGTTCAAAGCACTGCAAGCAGTTCTGCGGACTAGAGCTTGCATTTGATGGTCGTAAAACCAAGACTCTTACTCCTGCAAAATGGGCTTTCTTATGGGCAACATCATCACCATTTGTTGCTACAGAAAAAGAGCCAAAACCAATCGATATTGATTATTTTCTCTATATCTTAGACAACGGTATTGAAGATGGCGATGCAGTTTCTCTACTCAGTAAGTCGCTAAATTATACGAAGAAGCTCAATATCAGTTATGAAGAAGGAATAAAGCTCATCATTAATTCAATTCGTGTTGCATTCAGACCGTTAAATCTTTTTCCAAAGAGACAGACACCAAACAACAATAAGATTATATTCGATGCTGATTGGATCACTTCTTTAGTGGCAAAAGTACATTCCGTCACAGGTGAATCGCCTTACAAAATTATGAATGAGATGAGTTTGACAGCAGCCTGTTATTACTTTGCACAATATGCAAGGATGAACGGAGATGATACCATTTACAAGAGATCAGAAGAAGAAATTCTGATTGCACAAGATAGAAGAGCTGTTGAAATGATTTGCCAACGTCTAATAGAGCTTGATGTAATCAAGAAAGAAGATTATTTCAAGTATTTTTCTATCATGACGACCAACCCGGAAAAATAAATAATATCGGAGCGAAATTCCAATTAGTTTATTAAGCATCTTCTCCCGTTATACAGAAGATAAACAGTAACAGATATCATATATTAAAGGAACCTATAATATGGCAATTAAGGCTAAGTTTTCGGTAGATAACCGCGAAATGAAGAAAGGTCTGCAAGAGGTAGATCAACAAGCGAAGAAAACTGGTGCCAATATTAAATCCAGTATGGAAAACGCTGGTAAAGGCTTTGAATCAGTAAACAAACTTGGTAGTAAACTTGGTGGAGCAGCAAAGAACATTATTGAAGCATTTACCGGACTATTATCACCAATTGGATTAGCAACGGCAGCAATAGCGGCATTGGGAACTCTTGCAGTTAAAGTTTGGGATATTATGACCGTTTCTGCTGAAGAGTATGCTATGAAAGCCTCTAATGCAGTTGATAAGGCAAATAAAAATCTTGAAGAAACATTTAAGCAGCAAGAAGCAGATTCCAGTTATCTTGAAAGATTGAAAGAATTATCTCAAGCTGAAAATATGTCCAATGCTATGAAGATGGAAGCAGCAGAATTAATTTCTCTTTTGACCAAGAGATATGGAGATTTGGGCGTTTCAATTGATATGGCAACTGGTAAAATTACTGGTTTGGATGAAGCTCAGAGAACGTTTCTAAAAAATCAGCAGCAGATGAAGGTGGATGCAGCGAAAATCAGTGTCAACGCACAGAAGATGGCTGCCGATTCAGCAACTGAAAGTGCTCTTGGAATACGAAATGTCAATGCACAAGTTACTCCATATTATTTTGGAGATGCAACAAAATCTGTTAATGTTACTAGAGCAGATAAATGGAATTCAGGTGGTCTTGAAGGAAAACTTGCAGTTGCAAATAGTATGGCGCAAAATGCCACTACAGCAAAAGATATTGAAAAATGGCAGAAATTAATTATCGAAATAGAGAAACTAATGCTTGCGCAAAAGGAATTGAACTCTATTGTTGAATATGGAGAACGTTCAGAAAAAGCGTATACAGAGGCATTGAAGAAAAGAAGTCAGCAAACTATCAGTACCGCAACAGATAATCATAATCAAGCAGCAGAACGAAGTAAGAAATCAAGAGAACAGGCTCAAGAAAAAGACCATTATGAATCACTTTCAAATGAAGATAAAATTAGCTATAAAGAAAAGGAAAGTGTTAGAGAGCTCGAAAAACGTCAAGATTTGACTGAAAGTATCATAGAAAATGAAGAAAAATTAAAATCTCTGAAAGAAAAACAAAAAGAACTTGAATCAGCGGCAGGCAAAGGTAATGCAAATGTAGATAAAGAATATGTTAAAGTCGGTGAAGAGATTGCAAAAATAAATGAATCGATAGCAAAAGCAGAAGCTGAAAGACAAGAATCATTGACAAAGACATACAATATCGAAAAAGAAATTGCTGCTTTGAAGAAAAAAAGTTCAGATTATTACACTTCACAGAAAGATTCTTTAAATCAGGAAATCGACATTGCCAAGATGAAGCTGAATGGCTTGAATGACGAGATTGCAAAATACAAATTGATCAATGATTTGAAGGCAAAAGGCATCACCAAAGATGAAGCAGAAATCGAAGCAATCCTTAAAAAACAACGTGAGCTTGGTGCATTGAATCTGCAAAACGATTTAAAGAGTCAAGGTGAAAACTTACAACTTCAGGCAATGAAAGCTGCAGGTTTTGGAAAAGAAGCAGCACAACTTGAAGCATTAAGAAATGCAGAAAAAACGAAAGGTTCAAAGCTGACGAAAGAGGAGATCGCTCAAGTGAAGAAACTTTCTGATCTGCAATATGAACTCAGTAATATGAATATGAAAGTTTCTCTTGGGCGTGGAACCATGACAAATGAACTTGCAAGCAGAGGTGGATTTGCTTCATCTGTCGTGACGGACAGCAAGACTGATATCAACAATCAGATTCTCACTGTTCAGAAAGCACAAGAAGCAATCCTAAAACAAATTACCACTGAGTTGAAAAAAATAGGAGTCATCAGTTAATATGGCATTAGATACAGCAACAAAAACATATCAGGGATTAACTCTCACTACTGATACCAATGGCAAGAACACTACTGAGATATATAAAGGGTCTCAATCTGCATGTGAAAGTTTTGCAGCAGAACATAAAATCGGCCAAAGCTCAGAACATGGTTCTCTTTCATCCATTAGTGTTCAACAAGATGAAGGTCCTATCTGGTCATGCGAATTGGAGTGGAGCATTGAATATGACGCAAACGGGAATGAAATACCGAAAGGTTCAAGTTATGGACCAAAACAATCTTCATTGACTGTGAGGATGCTTTCTCTTCCGATCGAGAGCAGAAAAAATTATCGAACCAACTGGAATTATCATCTTATTGCATTAGGAACGAATACAGTTCCATCATGGTGGGGAACAGCAAAAACAACTTCCCTCACAAGCGAATCTGACATTCAGACTTATCGCTGGATCAAGGAAGCATCAGAAATTCCACTTGAAAAGTCGAATGGAAAAACATGGCGTATGATAAAACAAAAAACAAAGCCTCGGTGTTGAAACATTCGATTACCCGATTTATGAACTCTCTGAGCAGAGCAAACATACTACACAGAAACAGGCTGGATGGGCTGTTGCAAAGAAGAGTGGAAGAATCGCAGATCCAAGCAATGGCGATTTTGGTATCGTAAAGAAACTTGGTGGAAACTGGCTATGTGAAGGAGGTTCTGTCAGCTACGACGGAAAGTATTGGATTGCGACATGTACTTATGCTCATTCTCCTGATGGCTGGGATAAAGATTTATATACAGATGCGGACTAAGGAGAAAAAATTATGGCGATTTTACCAAGAAAACCACAAACTGGTGACAAAACATTGCAGAGCATGTACGATGCCATTTGCAATATCATAGACTATTTGCCATCACTCGAAGTTCGTGGTGATAATAAAACTATTAGAGCAAATTCATTCGGTTCAGGAAAGACCCTTGAAGTGATAGGAAGAGCTTCAAACACAACTCCAAGTGGAAATGCTGGACCGGCTCAAGAAGTGGTTCTTGCAAGAATAACTTATGGGAATTCTAAAACTGGATATACGGTATCTCTTTTTCCAAATGGAAAAGATCAACCAACAACAGGCAATGGTACTCTCTTCCTTACAGAATTGTCTGTTGATAGTGAATTGCCAACCGGAAGCTGGATTCTTGCACATTCCTACCTTGTGTCAAAAACCGGAGGATCTGAATCATGAGTTGGTTATCTTCACCACAGAATTTGAATTTTCCAATATTACCACTCTTCAATATGAGTTCAACCACTCTAATGGTAGGTCGAGAAGCAGACAATAATCTATTTGCATATCATGTAAATGGTAAAGGATGGATTATCTCTAGCGTAATAGGATACAACATTAAATTAAATTTAAATGGAACTAGAACCTTGGTGCCAGTATTTCAGGATGTGAACAACTATTGCTATTGGACAGACGGTTATTATTACTTGTATTCCGAACCTAAATTTGGCTGGATGTTGATAAATGGTAAATTTCCAGGCTATACACCATTGGAATATCATTATCGTAATGACAAAGGAGAATTAGTTTATGCTGGAGACAATTTTTATACAGGTAGTTTACCTTCTGAATCTGGCAGTTCAACTTTCCGTGTACGTGGTGCATTGAGAAATAACCAACGGAAATAAGTCAGCAACTTTGGAAGTAATGTTCAATTACTGGTTGAAGGAATCAGATGTAAATTCACCATACGGTGTGTATAAACCACATGGTGATGTATCCGGTCAGAGAGTTATTGGCCTACCTGAATGGAAGGATGGTTATGGCTTACGTTATACGAGAAGCATGAATAAAGAAAATGGTCATTACAGTTATGGATTTATTCACTATGATAAAGGAAAATGGTTAATCGGTTCTGTTGGTGATGAGAACGGATGGTATGAAGGTGATGAACCAAAAGTCAGCCAATCAACAATATTTCGTTTCATGAAGAATGACGACTCTGAAGTCACCGGCACTAATAGAACAATTTCTTTTGACAAGTATGTTGCTGGGAATGAAAAACAATACATTTACATAGGAGAAGCCGCAATATGGCGATAAAGATTCCTAAAAGTTGGAGTGATTGTTGCATGGATTGGAGCAATCCTGATCCCGGTAATATTTCCTATGCGTTGGCCTTGAAGGAAGCGATTTGTGAACGTGCTGCTATAACAGGTATTAATTTACCAGCAGTTGGTGTTAGTCGGAGGCAAGTTTATATATCTACCGGATTTATTAAGACTTCGTACATTCGACTTTATTAGATGGATAAGAACATCAATCAACACTCTTGCTCCATATTTTGTGGATATCGAATATGACCGTTACCTTGAAAAAGACGCTCCAACTCAAGCAACTGATTTTCCTAAGATGCACAAGTCTTCAGAATTTCAAGAAAAGATTCAGTATTCGTTCTTAGCATTGCCGTATAAGAGTATTAATTCAGATTACGTTAACTTCTTTAAAGGAGCAAAACAAGCTCTTGATATGATGCGCTATACCAAAGTAACAAAAATGCACGGTCATATCATTACAAAATCAGGCAGTTCACACGACCCGCCAAGTGTAGCAGAAACCATCAACAAATCCATTGATGTTGCAAATGAACAATACACCACTAAAGGTGAATTCACTTCTGCCGATACATTTTCAGGACGTGTTGGTTCAGGAACAACCCATTATAATAGAAATCCTGGATATTGCGGTTATGTCTGGAACTATACTGTTGAAGTGGATCATATTTTCCCATTTCCTGATGACCGAAAACCTGATATTTTATGTTTTGGTCTGGCATACAAATGCACCGACAATGTCAACTACAGTAATGAAACACAATACAATGATTTTTGGTGCTCACCTTTCGGATTTAGTGAAGGAATCAATTTGAAAAAATATGGGCAAATGGATGAAAGCAATCGTTACACATTTGGCGATGCCGATACGTGGGCAAGGTTTCCACGTACACCAAGTTCTACTTTCAGCACCACTGAACAAACCATCAGACGTGGTGCATGGCTTGCATCACAGACAAAATTTTCGATTTTGGCAGACTGGAATGTAAACAATGGATTTAAATTCAGACCATAAATATTACTATATTTAAGGATAAAAAATACATGAGTGATAAAATTTTATATATCAACACAGAGACAGGGAAACTCATCACTTCTTCTGGTGGACAGCTTTTGACTAAGCCAACCATCTCATACAAAGCACAACCTATATGGGAACTTCATTTTGTTCAGATTGATACTAACGGTACTATGATTCCGGTTGACTTATCTTCACGGAACAGCTTGGAGAGCAGCCATTGATTCCGACTTCGATTCCACAACAGAGCCAATGGTCAGAACTCTTGATGATTGTATCGACAAATCAGACATCGCAAATGGGGTTTTATATGTGTCTCTTGATGCCAACACTGACACATTTCTTGCTAAGGTAGATAAAAAATCCAGCATAAATGCATATTTTGAAGTAAGAGGCACTTCATCTGATGGAAGAGTTATTTATGACTACAGATTTGATATTTCATGCTTAGGTGCTATTGACCCCTTTGGTTCATCACCATTGCCAATTACTTCAGGTGGTGTAAGCCAAGATTGGGTAATGGCAAAACTTCGAGCAGAAAGAGAATTGCAATTCTCAGTAGATGGATTAACTGATTGGCACGAAACAAGAACTGCGGAAGATTCTTACTATCGTGAACGCTATCCTGAAGGAGAATGGACAGAAGCAATTCTCATTGTTAATGGGAATGATGGTTCTCCTGCACCAAATGTCAAGATCCAATATGCAGAAGCAGCTTCTGGACCTTGGCATGAAACTCCAATCAGCAGTGATTATTATATACGCTTTTCAAATGATGACGGTTTATCATGGACTGATGGTGCGCTCTTTCATGGAGAAGATGGAGAAATGGGTGGAACAGGAATCACTGAAGAAGAAAGAGCAAGACTTCTTCCTGAAAATGCTCTCGAAGGTCAGTTGGCTGTTTATCGTGGTGAATCAGGATGGGTGGCAGAAACTTTCAATTATGATACAACGAATTTTCTCACATCAGGAGATATTGGCATAACAATTCCAAATCTTACTGGTGGAAAAATACCAAGTGGACAGATTCCAGTCATACCAAGCAGTTTGATGTCAAATATACCAAGTTCATTGTTGCCTACAATTCCAAGTTCGCTGATGAACACTCTTCCAATCTCTAAAATCTATGATTTGCAGAATCAGTTGAATCAAAAAGCCACAATGTCCAATGTCTACACCAAGACAGAAATTGATACCAAATTCAGCTCAATATCTGGTGGTTCAAATTCTTATGTGACAAGTGCTGCTTTTGATGCGGAAATGAACACGATTTATTCTTCAATTACGAATCTGACAAATGAAGTAGATGAAAAACTTTCAAAAACAGTTGTCTATGATATGGGAACAGTATCAAGTCAGCTTACTATTGATGGCAAACGTGGTGATTATCACATGATGGAAATGGCAGCAGGTTCAATTGTCGCGTTGGGAACTAACAGTTTTATCAACTTCACAAGTGGTGATTCTATTGTGCTAGAAGTGACGAAACCTACTGCTGATAGTACATTCACCTACAAAGGCAACATCATTCTGGGTGAATCAGATATAGGCACCTATCTATTTGGTGTCATCAACAATGGAAAAGGTTATCTTGTAACGGCTCCAACAGAGATTCTTTAATAAGTGAGGTAAAATCATCATGCATATAACGAAACTTTTGAAAGTCATCAACGGACAGCGCAAAAAGCAATATACTGCATTATATGGTGAAATGACTCTGGAATGGAATTCAACTTCAAGTGTGAGCTTCAGACTAAATTCGTTGCTTGGAAATGAGCTTTATATTGATTGGGATGATGATTCTCTACAGGAAGAAGAACATTTTGAAACAACTGGATCACTTCAAACTTTAAGTCATAGCTATTCAAATAGCAGAGAGCGTTCTGTAAAGGTAAGAGGTAGTGGCATCTATGTGATGAGTTCACTTTACATTACAGATAGAAGTGATTTTAAAGCATTTCCATTAACAGCTGAAAAATGCACAAAATTACCGAATCTTCAGATCATAAATTTCAGCAAATGCTATTATTTCTCTTGGACTGAAACACCTGATTGGGCATTGGTTCCAAAATTGATCAACTTTAATATGCAGTATTGCAGTGCAATGAGAGATTTTCCATTTGAAGGAACTGAAACAAGACCATATAATCTCCAAATATTGGACCTTTACCAAAGTGGACTATCTTCATTGATGATTACTGATTATGAAAAATTAACTACTATTAACTTGCAAAATATGAATGCAGGTCCATTATATGATGTCAATTTAAGCGGATGCTCTAACTTGAAAGAGATACAATTTGATGAATGTGAGCATGTGTCAGGTATAAATCTCAATCAATGTCATTCCTTAGCATCATGTGACTTTACAAGGTTGTATAAAGCTAAGGAAATTCATCTTGAAAATTGTTCAAGTCTTATTGCTCCGTATTTTTATCGTCTAGGACGTAATCTACCTGATGATGCCGAAAAATATTGTACCATTACATGGAACAATAATATTGCGTTATCAGGAGTTAATTTTGAAGATTCTTATCAAACATTAGAGAGTTTTCCATCACCAGAAGCAGCACCCAATATCGTTTCTGCATATTTGTACCGTCCATACGCAATGAGCGGAGATATGGACATATCTCAATATACAAATCTTTCAACTTTCATCATGAGAGGGGCTTCCCATGTAAAGAACTTCATCAGTCAAGGTAATAGAAAAATTTATAATATCGAATGTTATCAAAACTATGAGTTGGAGCGTATCAATATTCAGAATTGCCCTTCTTTATATAAAGTTTATGCTTATCAAGATTATAATAACAATAAACTTGAATATTTTACTTTGAAAAATTGTGCAAACTTGAATGAAGCAAATTTTGAATCTGCAACATTGGATTATGGTTTTGAACTGATGCAATGTCCAAAACTTTCAATATTATATCTCAGTTATCTACGAGCTGCAAATGTCACAGTAGAAGATTTGCCAAAGTTAGGTGAATTGTATGTTCGAGGTAATGGAGATGTATCCTATTTAGCTAAATTGAATGTGAAAAATTGTCCTAATTTGTACAGGATTAATGTTCGTGATAATAGATATTCATTAACTGATATTATTGTTGAGAGTTGCCCACGTACAGATTTGTCGATCGACCTTGGTTACGATTATTCAATTACAAATCTTCAATTGAGTGGTTTAGGCATGAACCAAAGCAGAATGAATGATGTTCTGAACTACGTCTACAATTATTCACCAAATAATGCTGGTTACATTACCTTCGCAAATAATATCAATAACTACGTACCAAGCGAAAGTTACGTTACTCAGCTTGTCAATAAAGGTTGGACTATTGATTTTTGATAGCAGCAACTATAAATATTTCATATAATCGCAGGATAAAGCATGGAAAATAAACCTTCATTTAATCATATTACTTATAAGTCCATTTGCTCTGTTCTCTTAGCCATTGCGGGATTCTTCTGTATTAGCCTATACAACAAGATGGACGAAGTGCAAAAAGATTTGGTTCAAATTCAAGTTCAACTTGTGGAAGTTCAATCAAAGATGATCACACGAGAAACAGTTAGAGAAATTGTTCAAACTGAGATTTATAAATATCATAGGTGCAATATTGAGTCACAAGTAGAAAAGTAAATTTATAATTAGTGTTTTGCCAAAGAGCAAACAAAAACCTTTGAGGACTAATTGAAATATGATACATTATATTAACATAGTAAAAAAGCGTCTTGTTCGGACGCAATAATCAACCTAATTCCATTCCCCTTGCGATTGATTTCCATACTTTAGGGACTATAGATTTTTGTTTTATCGACAATCGCAATCAGATTAAAGTATTGAATCCTGATTTGAAGTTGTATTTTGCAGGTAGCTTAAAAATGAACAAAGGTTCAGATCAGCTTCTTTTCCTGTCAAGAACATACACAATTCAAAACAATATTATCACATTTACTGTTGACACCTATACTCAACCATTTGTTGAGCAAATCACTAAGAAGAACACTGAAATCAACATTGAAATAGGAATTGAAACAGAATCAGCTCAACAAGTTTTATTACGTGATACTGCTTATGCAAATCCAAGAGTGTATGTTGCAGGATTAACACCTCCACAGATTGAACCAAACAACTACTACACCAAGACTGAAGTTGATGACATGATTAAAGATACTGAAGCAAAAATTCCCATCAATACTTCAGACCTGTTCAATGATTCAAACTTCATTGATAACGCTTCTCTTGAAGATGCCTTAGAGTTGTACGTTAAGAAAACAGAACTGGTATTCAGAGACTAAACAAAGGATTTAATACAAATATGATTACATTTTATAAGAAAACACAAGCACAATATGATGCTCTCTCTACTTATGAAAACGATGGCATTTACTTCATTACCGACTCAAAAGTCATCTACTTAAACGGTGTGCGCTACGGTTCAAATCTTTCTGTCGTGACAGAATGGCCAGCTACAGGGCTT